TTCCCAGAACCACTACTTCCATAAATTACACCGATGTTCCATTCAAATTTGTCTAAATCACCAAGTTTCATTGGGATAGTCACACTTGTTTGCTCTCGGTCTTGAATATCAAAAGTGTTGTATACATATTCAGTATACTCATCGTTTTTGATTTTATGTGATAATTTAATCTCCGACATTATTTATATTTTTCAAAATCTCTAAATAAAAGATGAGTCCAAGTTTCACCTCTTACAATCTTACGAATGTTAGTGGGTGATACACCATTGTTTCTAGCCAACACCTTTATGTTTCTATGTCCAATGTTCCACAACTTTCTAATGTTATTCACTTGTAATTCAGTAAGTTTATGTGCCGGATGTGATTCTCCCCTTAATGCCATCCTATACCTCTTCATCAAATGGAATTTGTAATTGGGCAGTTTTGCTTGCCCACTCACCATAAACAATCTTACCCAAATCAGGTTTAAAGTAATTAGGCCCTTTCATAATCTTACCATCTTCACGATAGATAGGTTTACCACCATCACCCAACTTGGACATATTGGAACGGTGGACTTCATCAAATAAGTCTTCAATAATGTTCTGCATTCCATGCGCTACAATTGTACCTAAAAGGATGTAAAGTTGGTCAGTCAAAGCGTCTGCAATCTCTACGGGGTCATCATTCTCGTTTGCTGCAAGATATTCATCCAATTCTTCAAGCCCAAGTCGGTGTCTCAAATGTCCAAAGTTATCACTTTGTGCACAAGGTGAGGTTTCGATAGCATGTCCAAATGTACGGTGGAACTCAACAATTTTTTCTAATTGTTCTTTCATAACTTATTTTATTTTTAAATGATTAGTTAATACAAATATACAACTTATTTTTTAATTATCCAAATTTATTTTACACTATCATCAACCATCGCAAGATAGGCAATCGGGATTCATTGCTTGTTGAGCAATATCACCTCTTAATACTGATTCGGTTCTCGTATAGTAAAGTGTTTTTATACCTTGTCTCCACGCTTCCATATGAACTTGATTCATCCACTTTGGAGTTGCTTGTGATGGGAATGCAAGATTAAGTGATACTGATTGGTCGATATATTGTTGTCTAATACCAGCTTGTCTTACTAACTCTAACTGATTGATTTCTTTGAATGTTTTAAATACATCCTTTACTTTATCAACTTCTTTACCTTCTTCAACATCAGATATATTAACAACCTTACCATCACAATATACCCAATTATCTAATTCATCAATTCCTTGAATAGAACCACCATCGGATAGAATCTTATCCCAAGTTTCTTTGTTGTTGATACCCACTTTTCGTAGAACCTTCTCTAACTCTCTATTCTTTCGAATGAATGTTCCTTTTGCAGTTTGTTCAGTAAATACATTTGCCGCCCAAGGTTCGATACCTGGTGATACATTACCTGCTAACTTTGAGTTGGATACCGTTGGTGCAACTGCTCTTAGGTGAGTATTTCTCATACCAGTACCAACACACCAAAGTGGTTCACCATATTCTTGTGCCATATCTCTACTTGCTCTTTCTGATTCAATCTTTAATTGAGAAAAGATTCTACGAGTTTCAAACTGAGCTGGGAGTGAATCAAATGCAATACCTTTTTGTTGTAAGTATGTATGCCATCCTAATACACCCAATCCTAATGCTCTACCTTTTTCAGCTGAACGAACTGAGTTCTCAAATCCTCTCATATTCTTTGCTCTCTGAATGAACTCTTCCAATACACCATCTAAGAACCAAGTTGCAGTATAAATCAAATCAGTATGTTTCCACTCATCGTATTTAGATAGGTTTAAAGATGATAAGCAACAAACGAATGAATGTGATTCATCAGTATGTAGTGTAATTTCACTACAAATATTTGTCATAAATACTTTTAGTGAATTTTGTTTATATGCTTCTGGGTTTTGTTTGTTTACATTACCCTTATACATAATATAAGGTTCACCTGTTGCTTTCCTTTTTTGTAATACCTTACCCCATCTTCTTCTTGCTTCATCATTACCATCTTCCAACTTTCTCATAAACTTATCACCCACTACAACACATTGATGTAGATTCAAACATTGTCTATTAACATCACCCTTTGGTTCTCTGATTTCAATCCATTCATCAAAATCATCATGTTCGATATTTAGGTTTACCGATGCAGCACCCCTTCTTACTGAACCTTGATTGGTGGCAAGTATCGTAGAATCGTATATCTTAGCAAATGGAACTACTCCATCTGATGTTCCGTTTTGAGTAATCTTGCTACCAGCTGGTCTGATTTGGTTGATACCAATACCAACACCACCACCATGCTTTGCCAATAACATCATCTCTAAGTTTTTAGAACCTATATCTTGAATTGAATCTGCTACATCAATTCCAAAACAACTGATGGGTAATCCCCTATCAGTACCTGTGTTACTTAGAACGGGAGTTGCTAAATTTAACCAACCTCTCCAAATATAATCAAAAAACTTCGATGCCATTTGTGGTTTACCCAATCTTCTTGCAACCGATGTTGATACTCTCCAATATGCATCCTTTGGAGTTTCACCTGCCAATAGATAACCTTTTGAAATTGTTTTTACATATATTTCAGTATTTCCCCAATCAGGAAAATCTACACCCAATTCCCAACCTAATTCTTGTCCATAATTCTTCATAATCTTCTATTTCCCTATATAATACATTTTACCAAATATCATCAAAATCTTCACCTACACCTGCTTTACTATAATCAGTTGGTCTAACTGCAAAGAAATCAGTATGAGTTGTTCCACCGGTCAGATGATAAAACCAGTCTAATTCAGAAGCCATATCTTCAGAATAATGAAATTGAGGTAAGTAACCTAACTCATCTAATTTTTCGTTTGCTCTCTTTTTAATAAATTCTTTTAAATCATCTGCTTTCAAATTTTCCAAATCACCCATTTCAAACATTTTATCAATAAAAGCTAATTCCATATTTACCATTAGATTAGCGGCTTCTTCTATATCAGATTGTACTTCATCTTTTAATTCAGGGTATTCTTCGCATATGTGTCTGAATAATTGACAACCCATTTTTGAATGAAGTGATTCATCTCGTACACTCCATTTCATTTGCTGTCCGATTCCTTTCAAAAGATTTCTCATCTGAAAGGAATACAAGACTGCAAAACTACTATATAAAGATACACCTTCTGCAAATGCCGAGAATATCGCTAACGAGCGTGCTACTTCTTTTCTCGCCGTTGGATTAGAATCTAAGTCTTTATATGTCCAATCGGATGTAGTAGCGGTTAGATATTCAAACTTTTCTGCAATTGCAGGTTCGTGTAGGAATGCTTCAAAATCTTCTAAACCTAATGTTTCATTTAAATAAGAATATGCGGTGGCATGTATTGTTTCTTGAGAACCAAACATCATAGCCATTTGTTTAATCTCATGCTTTGGAAACCATTGAGTTACCATAGTTGTCCAATAATCAGATACTGCACATTCAGTTTGTGCAAATCCTAATAGGATATTTCCTACTAAGTTTTTTTCTGATGAGTTGAGATGTTCATTCCAATCTTTAATATCACCTTGCATTGGTATCTCAGTATGTAACCAGAAGGCCTGTGCCTGTTTTAGCCAACCTTCGGTGAAATAAATTGGATATTCAAATGGTTTAAATGGTATTCGTTCTTTAAATAGTGCCATTACTTTTTTCCTTATTTTTTATCGTTAAAGTTTAAGTGAGTGGTTATAAATATAAGTTAAACATCAATATCACCCTTCATTTCATTGTATTTTTGTAATAAATTCTTTCTTACTAAACTCTCCCCTTTGTTCATATCACTTTGAGTCTTTTTACCATCAACACTATCATCAGAATATATGTTGATTCTACCATTACTCATATTTGCTTTAGATGGTAAAGTCATCCCATCAGGTCCAAATCGATTCTTAATAACATGCCATCTTCCAGTTCCAGCTAACTTATCTTCAATCTTTCTACTCAATGAAACTACAAAATCAGCAGTCATCAATTTAGAGAATGAACCTGCTATCTTTGTACCTGTTATAATATCATCATCTGCACCACTACGATTGATTTGAGATGCTGTAAACAAAGGACACTCATACTCACCGGCTATACCTCTGAGTGATTCTACAATCTCTTCCAATTCTTCGTGTCTTTCTTTCCTACTATTACCTTTAATCAAATCTGCATAATCCACAATGATTACATCAACTTTTTTACCTTGTAATTTCAACTTATCCAATGATGCTCTTAATGCATTGATAGATGCAGTTTTAGTAGGCCAGTATTTGATGATTAACTCACCACTCAAACTATTAACTTGTCGTTCCACATCTTCTATATTATATTTCAGATTTGGAACTGCAGTACCTGTTAGAACTGCATCATATCTTTGTCCAACATAACCTTCATTCAACTCTAATGTATAATGAACTACAGTTTTACCTGCTTTAGCTGCTGCCATCCCAACATTGATTAATGCCCAAGATTTACCAATACCTGGTGGTGCTGCGAACATTATAAGTTCACCCTTACCAAAACCACCATCTGCTAATTCATCAATTACATCCCATCCAGTTGGTATAACATCTCTTACTGTAGATTCATATCGTTCTTTAATATGTAATTTGTATTCGTGTCCTACATCAGTATCTTGACCTGCTTTCATTGCATCATCAATCTTAGATTTGATAACATCAAATTTACCTTCTTCTAATAAGGTAACTGATTCTAAGATTGCGTTCTTAACCTCTTGGTTTTTACAGAACTCTAATGTTTTTTCCTTAACATAATCTAAATCATCTGATTCTAACCCATTCCAAACTTGCTTTAGGTTATCAATAATAGATTGTTTTAGAACATCTCTCTCTACCCTATCTACTTCAGTTTTAAACACATCTAATGTGGGTAACTGATTGTAAGTATCAAAGTGAGATAGAATCTTCTTTACAACCCATTCATTTGATTCAGAATCAAAATATTCAGGTTTAATAATATCATACACCATCTGAAGGAATACTCTATCAGATAGTAGTGCTGAGATTATTTTAATTTGAAAAGATGTTCCGAATTTATTTCCGAATTTATCCATAGGATACAAATATACGAATTAAATTTTAAATAACCAAACTTACTTTCGAGTTTGTTTTGAATATTTATCTAAGTCAGCCCATGTATTAACCAACCAAGTTTCTACATTCTTAAATGCAGTATACAACTTATCAATCATAAACTCCTTCTTAAACTGAAATGAGTTTAATCCATTTATAGGTGAATCGATGATATTTCTTATATTTGATTTAATAGAAGAACTAATATCGGGTTCGGATAATTGCATTAGATTATAATTTAATTCCAACACATCCTTTGATTCTAAGATTTTATTTTTAAGTTTTTCATCATCCATTTGGGATACCCTTTCTAACAAAGTATCTAATTCCAATGGTTCATTTTGTAAAAACTCTAACTTATTAATAATTGTCTTAGGACCTACACCCCTAACTCCAGGTATATTATCTGATTTATCACCATCAAATGTTCTATAAAACACTAAGTTATGAGCAGGAACACCATACATCTCTTTCACATCATCCTTACCCATCAATTTCTTTTTGGTAGGTAGATATACTGATATTCTATCATCTACTAATTGTAGAAAATCCTTATCAGATGATACTATCAAAACTTCTTTTTCAAATATATGTTTTGCTGCATATGCCATAACATCATCTGCTTCAACATAATCAATGTAACACAAATCAACAGGTAGTAACTCTAAATACTTAATCAATGTATTAAACTGATTTCTCATAGATTTTTGTTGGTCTTCCAAATCTTCGTAACCAGCCAATCGATTTACTTTAGTAAGACCAGTTCTACCTTCTTTGTAACCACTATACATCTTTTTTCTACGATGTGAACCACCCTTACCATCAAACACCACCAATACTCTCGTTGGTTTGTGATTTCTAATGAGAGCGCCGAGGGATAACAAGAAACCTGTTACCCCACCAACGTGCTCTCCATCATCATTCAATGTAGGAACTGCCCCAAAAACTCTGATGAACATATTCAACCCATCAACAATCATCACCTTATCATTTACATTACCTGTAGATGATTTGGATAGATTATTTAACATTTCTTTGTAATTAGTCGATTGTATCATCAAATTCGGTTGAGTCTATGTTTGCATTACTTTCAGCTTCTTTATAACCTAATATATATGCATCACATATTTGTTTATACATTTGTTCTTTAATTTCAGGTCGTTCTTCTAACAATTCATAAAAATCTTTGGCTTGAAATTTAATTTGTTCACCAGTAGATTCATCTACCCAAGTATACCAAGCACCACCTTGCGTTACCAATTTATATGTTTTCATAGTGTTTAACCACGAACCATATCTATCAATACCCCTATCAAAGTAGATATCAAAATCTACTGCTCTTAGTGGCGGCCCCATTCGATTCTTAATGACTTGAACTCTGGTTTTGATACCAACTGTCTGGTCAACACCACCCACTTTGGAGTTGAGTTTACCCATTTGCTTCATTCTCAATCTACAAGATGCGTGGAAACCTAATGCTTTACCACCTGATGTAGTATAAGGGTCACCAAAGGATACTCCCATTCTAACTCTAAGTTGATTTGTGAATACAACCAATATTCTCTCTCTACCAATAAGATTTGTAATCTTTCTCATTGCTTTTGAGATAATGATTGCTTTTTGAGTAGCGTAACCTGCCTGGTCATAATCAGCAGATAATTCCACTTTAGTAGTTGCTGCGGCTACTGAATCTACTACAATAGTTACCAATCTATCTTTATCAGATTTTCTGATAGATTCGATTATAGAATCCATTGCATCGAAGATATCTTCAACAGTTTCTAAAGGAACATAAAGTAGTTTTTTAGTATCTACCCCTAATGCTTCTAAGAACTCTTGATTGATTGCGTTCTCCGTATCAATATACACTGCTAATCCACCCTTCTTTTGAGTGTTTGCTAATGTATGTGCTGATAGGAG